AAGATTTAGATGATCTAAAAAAATCATATACAGCACAAATACAAAAACAAGCATCTAGTTTATTAACACCTACAGATTGGATGGTGGTAAGAAAAGCTGAAGATTCTAGTAAGTCTATTCCAAGTGCAGTTAAAACTTATAGGGCATCTGTTCGAACAGAAGCTGACAAAATAGTAAAAGCAATAAGTGATTGCGATACACTTGATAAGTTAAAAGCCTTGTTTGTTACAGAATATAATGAAGATAAATCAGTTAAAACAAAGGCAACAATGAACACATTACCAGATGATGAAGATATAAAAGGATATAAAAGATAATGGACACACGTACTATAAAAGATGTAGCTAAAGATATGAAAGCACACGAAAGAGAATGTGTTGTGTATAGACAAATGACAGGTCAACGTCTTGATGCTGTTGAATATCGTATAAGAAGACTAGAGGTATTGCTATGGTCATCAAGTGCATCTATTATTGCTTTGTTGATAACTATAATAATTGGTCTTTTAAATGGAAGCAGTTAGATTAACATACAAAGTAAAGAAATACCGCAAACAATATGTTGTGGTTATAGAAGCTAAATCCTTTAACAGTTTAAGTGAAGCTAAAGAGTTTATAGAATCTGTTGGCTTTGAAGAATATCACGATAATGAAAGATTACATTAATGATTGATCCACTTTCAGCATTTGCCGCAGTTAAAACTGCCCATTCTGTAATTATGAAAGGCATACAAGTAGGTAAAGACTTGTCTAGTCTAAGTGGGTATATATCTAAATGGGCTGTAGGTGAAGCTAACATAGAAGTACACGCAGAGAAAAAAGGAAGATCCTTGTTTGGTAAGTTTAGTTCGGTAGAACAAACAGCTATAGAAGCCCATCTTCGTAAAGAAGAACTTGCTCGTATGCGTGATCAGTTGCGTGAAATCTTTTTATTATATGGTTCACCGGGTCAATGGGAACGATTGCAAGGTGAGATTGCTAGTGCCCGTGCTGAAAAAAAAAGAGAATTAAAACGATTAGAAGAAGAAAGACAACGCAAGAAAACAATAATAATAGCTACATTAGCTATTGCAGGAGTCTTGCTTTTTATTTATTATGAGTTAAAGTTATTAAATATAATATGAAGTTTGAAGATATAGACATAATGGCAAAGACAATGTGGGGTGAATCCCGCAACCAAGATACTAGTGGTCAGATTGCTGTAGCTAGTGTTATAAAAAACAGAGCCGAGGCAAGACGTTGGTATGGCAATACACCAAAAGAAGTCTGTTTAAAAGAATGGCAGTTTAGTTGTTGGAATGAAGGTGATCCTAATAAAGAAAAAATGGAAAACTTACCTATAGTAGATGAAGTGTATTTAAAAATGTATGCTCTTGCTCATTTGGTATTAGAAGAACAGATAAAAGATAATACTGAAGGGTCAACACATTATCACACTACAAACATTATGCCTAAATGGGCACAAGGCCAGACGCCTGTAGTTACTATTGGCGATCATAAATTTTACAATAATATAATCTAATGTTACCTTTACTTGCACCTATAGCTAAATCAATATTCTCTACTGTAGATAAAGTCATTACATCTAAAGCAGAAAAAGAAAAAATTAAAGCTGAACTACAGCATAAAATTATTACAGGCGATCTTAAAGAAATAGAAGCCGCCGCAACTGTTATACAATTAGAAGCACAAGGCACTTGGTTGCAAAGAAGTTGGCGACCAATAATGATGTTATTGTTTGCAGGACTAATGGTAGCACATTGGTTTGGATTTACTGCACCTAATATTCCTGAGTCCGTGCAAAATTCATTACTAGATATTATAATGATTGGTGTAGGTGGATATACAGTTGGGCGTAGTGCAGAAAAAATTGGACAACAATGGCAAAACAAAAACAAAAAACCATAATAGATTATTTGGAGGTAAAAATGTCAAGCATAGAGAGGGCTAGAAAGGCGTGCAGTAAGGTTTGGGGTAAGATTATACTTAAAATCTCAAAGTATCCTCTGTACTCAGCTATAGCTGTTGTAGGGCTAATTCTACTTTTATTCTACCTATAACTTAATCATCTTCTAAATAATGTTTGTAATTGTATCTATATTCTAAAGGTACAACTATAATTTCTCCTTTGTGATCTTTAATGGGTACACCATTCTCATCAACTATTTCACCTTCGTCATTAATCTTGTGTTTCATTACTCTGTTTTAATATATCTATAAATAAAGGCAAGTCTAAACATACCATTGTTGTGCCGTGATCTCTGTGAAGGCACAACAAGTCAGCACCAGACTTCCATCTTTCTAGTGTTTTAAATCCGGCTCCATCTTTCCGTGCTTTTACTTCTACACTTAATTTGTGCCAAGGTTCTTGTCTTATTTCTATATCGTAAGGGAAATCTGGTATCGCTCCGCTCATTGGTTGTCGTCGTGCTTTTATTCCGTGTTTAACAAACTCCTTTACAAGTTTTGCTTCTACTCTATATCCCTTGCTCTTGCTAAACTTTCCCATCATTTCTCTCCGTGTCTGATGGCAAATCATCAATGTGTGAATCTGCCTTTTGCATATCTTTTTCTGTAGGTACACCCCACATTCGTGCTAACTTATCAAGTGTTTCTTGTCCACTACTAGATAGTTTGTAGTAATCCCAATATAATTCTGCAATAAGTTGTGCAGTTTTATTTTGTTTTAATTTAGTAATTGGTTCTATTTTATTAATCATTCTACCTCCAAGTTTCGTGCACCTACACCTTTGATTAATTTATTTTTCTTCACTAATTGCATACATATTTTGTGTGCCTGTGAAGGTGATGAGAAAGCTAATTGTTCTGCAATCTCTTTATAAGATGGGCTAAACCCATACATACTTAAAAAGTCTTTTACAAACTTTAATACTCGTGCTTCATTTGCGGTCATAAATCCTCCTATCGTATTTAAAATCTTTAAAGCGTGTACATTTTATAGCAACTACATTAACTACAGAATCTTTGAATTGCTCTTGCACACTCCACCACGTAAAGATGTTACACTTGGCTAGTAAAGGTACAGCATATTTCATATATAATCTACCTTCATATTCTAACCAAAGTGTAACGACAAATATTTTAAACATTAGATTGGAATCTCATCATCAAATTCATCAAGGCCTTCCTTTTCAAAGCCTCGAGGTTTTACTTTTTCATCTGTAGTTATAGATGGTGAAGTGTTATCAGATTTAGAATCCATAAGTTTCATTTCTGAATTGAACCTATCTAAATGTATTTCAGCTTTGGTTCGTTTCTCACCACTTTCGGTAGTCCAATCCCGATATGTTAATCTTCCCTCCAATAAAACCCGACTACCTTTCTTACTATATTTAGAAAGTATGTCTGCAATCTTATCATCCCAAACAACAACCTTGTGCCATTCGGTATCTTTCTCGCCTTTAACTACTCTGTTTGTAGCTAAAGACAAGATGGCGTAATTAGATCCTGCACCCGTTTGTTTTATTTCGGGGTCAGCACCTAGATTACCTATCAATGTAATTTTATTATACACTTTGTAGTTCCTCTCTTTTAGATTCATATTTAGCTACAGCCACATGATACAATCCCGGATTAGATTTCTTGGCTTTAGCTATGTTTACTTTTGCCATTTCATAATATCCGGTAGCTTGTTTAAGTGTTTTGCTACCTTCAATATTAGTAAGAAATGTGTTGATGGCATCATCATCTGCAGAACCCACCTTATCGTTACTTGTATCAAACTCATCTTCTGAATACACAAATCCGTGTAATCCAACAAGTTTAAGTATGGCTCTATCTACAGCACGTTTCTCTGCCATTGCATATGGATAAGCGACCTTACTATTTTTAGGACTTGCTTCTCCGTAGGTAATGACTTTCATTTTGTCATTGTGTGCATAGCATTTAACTACTGCAATACCTTGTGCAGAGTTTGTTTCTACTTCAAGTATGTCATCTATAACAACACCTGCTTTAGCTCCAACAAGTTCACAGTATTTGTGCAACATAACTAGTGTTGCTTTACCACCACGCTTTAGTTCCCAGAGTGCGTGTTCGGGTTTAAGATCATACTTTTGTAGTATGTTCTTTACTCTTGGTTCAATGTTAGCCATTATATTAACCTCCTTTGTTTTCTTTAATGGTTAGGTGTCCTGCTTTTGTTCGTGATATTTTGATACCACCACCTTCAGCAAGACGACAGTTGGCAGGTATTAGTTCTTTCAATACCTTACCAACTGCTCGGTGTTGATCGTATGATATTTTCGTTTCACGCCAAGTATGTGCATTAGCTACAAACTCATTGTTCTTCTCCATATCAATACGAATCATATCGTTTACTTTTATGTTGTCTGTATAGTCTTGTATGATTTTTTCTGTTTTTATATTTTCTGGTTCTTTGTCATTTAATATATGTTGCTTCCAAAAGGTATCTTCCATTTCGTAAAGCATTTTAATGTATTCATTGTCATATGTTATTTCACACCATTCGTATCTCATATTACCAAAAATTACTGAGAGGTACGCTCTATCCATCATTGCAACTTGCATATAATGTTGTAGCTGTGGCATATATTTTCGTATAACATTTTCTAAAGTGTTGTTGGCATTGGTATGCTTACACTCTAGGACACATATTTTGTCACTAACATTTACCATTCCATCAAGACTAGCGTGGCGAAATCCATCTGTGAAATCGTGTTGATTACTAGCTGATAATAGTTTATGTCCTGTTTCCTGTGCAAACCATAGCTTGTTTAATTCTTCTGTAACAATGCCGATTTGTACAGGTAACACCCGATCCAAGTTGGCAGGTTCTTGACGCCCTGTCTTTTCTAACCAGAGTGTGTGCCAATCACCTTCCATAATGCGTATAGCATCCGAACCACCAAGTGTTTTAGGTCGTTCTACTTTTTTCTTTGGTTGCATATTATACTCCTTTCGTATTTATTTTATAGCACTTTTGTACTATGTTTGCAAACTTTTTTGTTTTTAAATAAGTATTTTCTATGAACATCATTCCGTGTTCGTATGGTAGTTCATAAGTATTTAAAAAGTCTGCAGGTACAGGCAACCTCCTGTACTTGTAAGTCTTAATTAATTCTATAGTGTATATTTCTATAATACATTGTGGATATTTTGCTAATATTTCTTTGTATATTTTTAAGCCAAGTTCATTAGGTACATCACACCCGAAGGTTGATGCACATATTTCTATAGCCGTGCCAATATATTTAGGATCGGCAGGCAACATAATTTTTTGACAATGCTGTAATGTTCCTCGCAATAGATTAAGATATTGTATTGCTTTGTTTTCTGTAGCTATATACTCATCTACTTTGTTTTGTTTTATCGCTGATAGCAAAGACATTGTTGATTCTTTCACGACGTTCTTCAGTATTCTTGGTGGTTTGACTTGTATTGGATTGGAACTTTTTTGAACGCAATAACCAAGATCGGAAAGCGTATTGCCAATCTGATTTAATTGTTCCACCTGCCCGATAATGGTTGACAAAGATTTTAAGTTCTTGTTCATAGTTATACCTTTCTCCAAATTCTTCCGTGATCCAACGCTTTGTATCGTAGCTTGGCTCAAAAGTTTTTGGGATTTGAGATTGATGTACATTAAGAATAAAGTTAAAGCCAAGCACAGTTACCCAATTAAAAAACATAGTGCTACTTGGTTGCTTTTTACCACATTCCCAAAGCGATATTAACGAATCGGAAACACCTAGTTTTTCTGCAACTTCTTGCGAAGATAATCCTAGGTGTTGTCGTCTTTCTTGAAGTTCTTTAACTGCAACTCTATACATAAGGACTTATTAATATTTCACATTCGGAATATGATAAGTCATCTGCACAACTTTGTCTAACTTCAAGGAACTTTGTTTCTTTAAACCTAGGTAAAGATAGCAATAGTCTTGCATAAAAAGGTTTGTGGTTGTTATTTATTTTAAATTGTTTGTCAGTAGTATTAACCATTGTTTCCCAACGAACACGATTGATAAGCATTTCACTTGATAATTTTTTGTGTCCGTGATGTACCATATCAGTTGCAAACTTTAGGTACAGATCCCAAACCTTTGGGTTATCTAAATGAAAATCAATGAACTCGCAAGTGTTTGGTGATTTACTAAACTTTAAAGTCTTGCGATCAAATTTTAAGTCAACAATATATTTATTCATTTTACCTCCTTATTCATAGGGATGAATATTTTAATGTGAATAAAACCACCTTGCATAGATGATATTGTGTGTTCATATGGACAAGTCTTAATCCAATCAAGTGCACCTTCAATGTTAGATACTTGAAAATTTACCATAATATACTCCTTTGTTTATGATTCTATAAATATTTAGACCAATACTCATTCCACATTTCTAATGTTATAGCATTGTATGTTTCGTCGTGTTTAAGACTTTGCATTTTGTTACTATAATAACCTTCGTGATTTGCATTTGGAAATAGTGGTGATGATAATATGGTTGGTTTGAATGGTCGCACAGCAAATCTAAACTCTTGTATTGTGTCAGACTCGCCAAGTCTTGCTACGACTTCATCAAAGATTTGATCTTCTCGCATAATATATTCCTTTCGTACTATTATTATACTATTAATATACTACTATGCAACTAGTTCTTGCCATTGTTTTGAACCTAGTGCTTTAGCTACTTCATCTTCTCTACGTTTACGAATAGCGTGTTCACGCTGTCCATCTGTATGAGTAGACCAGTATGTCATTGCATTGTACAACGCCCATTTAGTATTACCTAATGAACGACTCTCACGATTAAAATTTTCAAGTAATGTTTCTGTTCTCGTTACATTGAATGGTATTGAGTTAGATGAACGCTTAAATGTTTTAGCTACAGTTTGTTCTAAGAATTTTTGAACAGAGTGTGCACTTAATCGTATGTTTGCCCATTCAGAATATTCTTTACCAATGTCTTTGAAGAAATGAAATCCTGTCAAAACACGCTCTTTGATACTTTGAATGTTTACTTTGCTTGTATGTTTGAATCGCAAAGTAGAAGCATTTACAGGTGTTGTGCAACCATTCATACACCACAAGCGTAAGCCATCACATATTGTAGCAAATGCCCACGATTGGTCGTATGAATTGAAGAAGTTGATACGAAACTTAATGATATCATCTTTTTGTGGTTCAATGACAAGGTTCTCAAATGTAATAGATCCTCTCATTTTTGCACCACCTTCAAATATTTTGATATCTGTTTTGTAATCTGTAATGCCTGTCTTATCAACACCTCGCATTACATTATCAACAACATCTTTGTGTGCTATTGGTTTGTATTTACTGCCGTGAATACCCAGAACCTGACCGGTATCTGTACGTACACACGCTCTTGCCATATCAAGAGGTACAGAATAATTTTTGTTGCCAAAATTATCTGTCCTGTTTAGTGCTTCAAGCTCCACCATTTCTGTAGGAAACTCGTAGTCTTGTTTTATATCATCTAACATATTTACTCCTTTGTTTATGGTTAGATTAATGTTAAGCTAAAGGTCATACTTTTCCTTTCGTAATAGTTCAGCTAACCCCTTAGCTTGTTCTTTAAGTATGGTTAGAGAAGTGGTGATGCGTTCCAAATTATCTTGCGATAACTCTTTCGCTTCACAATTATGCAAAGCCACTTCTATAGCACCTGTGCATTTTAGTATAGTTCGCATCTCATACTCACACTTAATTAGGTATTGTAGAGTGTAAAGTTCAGAATTCAACTCCCACTCGTACTGTTGTTCTAATGCTTCAATAGCCATATATATTTACTCATAATCTTCATACTCACATTCTGATGTATCAAATTCATATACTTCAGTAAGCCCATCATTAGAACAGGAAGTGTTATATGGTATTGGACATTTTTCTAACCATTCATCAAACTCTTTTATTTTAATTTTTTTAGCCATTTGCAATCCTTTCTAACTTGTCTACAGCTTTAGCAATGTCTTTCATATAACCTACATATTCATCTGAAATCATATTGTTTTCTATTTGCAATAGACATAACTTTGTTAAGAATTCCATTTCTTTGTAGTATGTCATAGCCAAACCAAATTTATCGTGTGAGATTGTATCATCTGCATATTTAGTTTGAATAACATCTTGATATTCATTTGACATTTCTCGGAATGTATTGATCCGATTGATTTCTTTAACATGTTCTTCACGCACAATAGTTTCATAATGATGTTGGCGTGAATCTTCTTTTAGAAATTTAGACATTACAACTCCTTATTGGGTAATTTTCTGGGTAATTAATAATATTATCTATATATTTATTGACAAATATTAATTCGTCTTTTGACAATACAGATAATTTTTCAATAATGGTTTTTTCCATTGCTTTAATAGACATAATATACTCCTTTGTTTTTAAGTCTAATATAGCTATAGCTACATCTCGTTCTGTTAAAGATGTAGCCATAACCTAGACCTTTTTACAACATATCTAAGTTGAACACACTTCTGTTAAGCAGTCAGTATGAGTTATAGACTCTGACAAGTCTTACCAAGCATAGGATTCAAACCTATTTAGTCTTGGTATAGTTGCACATTGTTAGTATTTGGTTTGTGCAACTACAGGACTACGCAGTCGTGGAATTATACCACGCTTTATCTACGTAGTCTTGTAGGCACACAAGTGATGATAGTGAAATCTTCAACCCAAGTGCCGATTGACCGACTTTTCTGGGTGGGTCACTTTCCTTCACAACGCATACATAAAAAAAGGTAGAACCTACTAGAGGCCTACCTTTTTTTATGTTATACGTATTCTATTATAACAGGTCTTTTTAATTTATCTGCAATACGAATACTATGACCAGTACCACGTGATTTACCATCCCAAAAGGCAATAATTAAATCACTATTTTTCACAATATCAACATTTCGGAGATATCCTGCTTGTTTACCATATTTATTCCAATCGGCAGGAAATTCAATATATTTAACTCCAAATTCTCTGGCGTATTTCTTGGCGATTGTATCTGCACCACGAGCACCACCACTAATTATTGTTGTGAATTTTATTTTATCTTGAATAGATTTGATTATTTTATAACCGTCCATTGTATTTACGAATGAACGACTACCGATAATTCCAACTTTCATTGTATTACTCCATTGTTAAGATTAAAAGAAAGTACCACACCCACATTACTGCAGGTGTGATACAAGGAAGGATTATTTTTGAAGACGCTTAGGAAGTTGAACGTTCTTCTTTTTGTCTTTAGATGGAACCCAAGTTTCTTGAAAAGAGGTCTGATAAACTGCACTCATTTCTTCAAGCATAGTTTCAAGTTGCTCTATTTTCTTCTTTGCAACTGCAACGTCTTCTTGTGCAGTAGCGAAGTTTTCACGTGTGTTATCAATAGCGTCTTGAAGATTAATTTTATCTTGACGCGTTTGAGTATCACCTGCGATTTCTTGGTCTTGTTCACGCTTTGTATCTTTAAGCTCATTTAATTCTTGAGCTTTAGTTACACATCTTTCATGCCAACTTTCTGCATTAGGAATGAAGAAGTCGTGAAGTGAATTACAAATACCACCTACAAGAATTTTTGCAGGGTCAAATGAATTTGTAACTATGTAGTTATCATCTACCATTTTGATGATAGTATCTGCTACTGCTTGGAATTCAGTAACTTTAGGTTTTTTAGATTTAATAAAGTCAGGATGAGTGTCACCAACTTTAAGATTTGATTTAACATTTTTCATTTTTTACTCCTTATGTTTTAAATGAAAGTTTATATTAATGATTATATATAAATAATATAATCACCCAAGAGTTTCTCACACTACTGAATCTAGTACCAGACAAATTTCGGAGGCGTTAGTCTAATTTTATGCCTTCCCTTAATATAATGAGGGCGTGGCCCGGAGGGCTAATAAAGCACGCCCACCTTCTAACGCATAAAATTAGGGGAATCCGTAAATTTCCCGCCGTAGGGTCTGGTACTAGATTCACCACCCAAAAATTAAAATAAAGGGTGGCTTGGTAGTGTGATAAACTCTGTTGTTCATATATCATTAGTAATACTGGGTATTACAGCCGCCTGCAGGGCTAGTTAGGATTACTTAACTACTCTTCTTCAGAGTAGTTTAGGAATCATTGCTACAATAGGTATGTTGACTTTTTCGTCAGTACTTGATATATGAAGAGTATGTCCGTTGCATTAAAGACTAAAGTCATATCTACTAAAGCAAAGAAACTAGTCGATACACTCGTAGCTACAGGATGCACAATAACTGAAGCAAGTAAAGTCGCAGGATACAAGGGAAATAGTTCCAGAGTAAGTGCAAGCCGTATGCTACGGAATCCAGAAGTACAGAAGTATATGTTTGAACAAATCACCCATAACTTGGGAATGAGTGCAGTCAAGGCACAGTCTAGGTTACTTGATTTGTGTGTTGGTGCTAAGTCAGAGTACGTACAGTTAGAAGCTAGTAAGGATATACTTGACAGGGCAGGATTCAAAGCACCAGATAAGCACCAACACTTGGTCAAGGGTGATTTTAGTATTAACATTGACCTAAAGTAGCACAAGTCATATATTATATGAGGTCAAGGGTGGGTTAGAAAAGTCGGTCAATCAGATATAAATACCCCCCTTACACGCAACAAAGTCTTTCAAGGTTCGTTGCAATTTTTTTTTTTTCTGTTAAGGTTTGATTATGAAGGAGTAAAAATGCCTAGTACATTAAAATCATACGGAACTGTTAGAACTAAAAAAACGGCTAATAAATTGACAAAAAAGAAAAAAAGAACTAAAGGTTAATTATGGCAACACCTCAAGATCGTAAAAAAGAACTTAGACGTAATCCTACTAATTATACAGCCAGAGCAAATATGGGTAGGTATCGTGCTTATTTGCGTGAGCGTTTAGCTAAAAAAGGTGTAGCAAAAGACAAAATAGATATTAAACAACAAGGTGATAAATTTGTATTTGTATCTCCAAATAATCAAAAAACAATTACAAGAAAAAATATTGCACCACCTGTAAATAAAAAAGATTCTTTAGATCCTAGAGCAAAAGAAAATTTAGATAAAGAAATTACAAAAGTAATACGTGAATCTGAAGGTACATTTACAGTTAGAAAAAATAGTAATCCTCCTAAAGTTGAAAAACGTTTAACTCGTAAACAACTTCGTGAAATGTCGCCTGAAGAACGTAAGGCATATAATGAACGAAGGAAAAAAACACCACCGGCATCAACCCCAACAGTAAGTGGTGCTAAAGGTAGGAGAGAGCGTAGAGGTACAACAGAGGAAAGATTAGCACAAAGTAGTGGTAGAAAAATAACGGGTAGCGATTTATTAACTGCCGCAAGTTTCATAGGAATAGGTGGAGTAACAATCGCAGGTGTTCGTTATCTTTTTAAAGGTGGAAAAATACTTGCTAAAACAAAAGCAGGAGAAAAAATTATAGATAAAGCAAGTGCGTTAGGGAAAAAAATTATTAATGCCTTTAAGAAAAAGAAAGCAGAAAAGAAAGCAGATAGTCCTAGAGATGCTTCTGCAATGAAAAAAAGTTCAAAGAAAAAAGAAAGTTCATCAGAGAAAACAGAAAGAAATATGGACAAAAGTCTGTTTACTAAAAGAAAAAAAGATCAAGAAGAAAAAGTACAAGATGTAAGAGATATAAAAAAGAAAGTTGATGGTGTAACAGATAAAGCTCCTGCAGGTGCAAAAAATACATCTATGAGTAAAACAACAAAAGGTAGAGGATATAGAGATAACAGGTTTACTAAAGAAGCTAATAGAGCAAGAGATAAACAAAGTGAAAGAACTGCACAAGATAGAGCATATGATCGTAGTGCTAATCCTAAAAAAGCATTAGATCAATTAATAGCAAGCAGAGCCAAAGAATTAGGTATGAGTTATAAGCAATTAAGATACCAAGTTAATAGAATATTTATACGTAATAAACATCAGAAAAAAATGACCGATGGAGTAAAACAAAAATTAAATAATGTAACATCTGAACAAATAAAAAAAGGTTCTCCATTTATGAGAGATGTTAAAGCATATGTAGATAAAGTACGTAGTAGTCCTAAATATGCAAAACAAAGTAAAGGTCGTGCTCAACAAAAACTTGGTCTAAATAAAAACAAAAAAGAAACACCACCTAAAAAAAGTTTACTTAAAAATAAAGAAGAAGTATTTTATGCTAAACTTAATAAACGATTTAAAACATTAGTAGATGAAGGTCGTATTTCACCTAGTGAAAGAAAACTAGCTACACAATTACGTAATAAGACTAAAGAAATATTACGTAATCCAAATGTTTCTAAAATTGCTAAACAAAATGCAGTACAGCGATATGCGAATCAATTAGACCAAATAGTTAAAAGTACAAAATGACAAATAAAAAAATATTAGAACGAAATAAAAAAGTAGCTGAAAGTATGGAGCGTTCTCTTAAAGCAGAAGTAGAATTGCATAGACAAATACAAATAAAACAATATGCAGAATTTAAAATGCTTAAAGGTCATACTAAAGAAACAGCATATAAAATGGCAGAACAACATATAAGGAACAACAATGAGTGATGATAAAATAAAAAAATTTCCGTTATCTAAAGAAGCAAAGAAAAGATTAGTATTACGTAAAAAAGAACAAAAGAAACTTTTTGACGAAATTCTTAAAGATACAGAGGCAGGTAAAATTGAAAAACAATTAGACAAAGTAAGTCCAAAGTTTAGAGAACAACTAAAGAAAGAACTTTTAGCAGAAGTAAAAGCAAACAAAAGACGAGGCAAAAAATATAGAATGTCTTTTGAACCAAGTTATGATTCAAAAGAAGAATATGAACAAGAACAAAAAAGACAAGAACGACACAAAAGACGGCAAGAAAAATCCGATATAAGACGAAAAGAACAATCAACACCTAAACAAAGATTAGCAGAAAAGAAAGCAAAAGAAGAATTAAAAAAAGGTAAAGTTGATATTTCCGGAGAAAAAGGTGGAAAAAAAATTAGTCAATATCGTGCAGAAGAAACAAATAAAAAAAATAAAAAAAAGAAAATAAAATCATTATTAAAAAAAGGAGTTAAGGTTGGTAGTGCATTTTTTACAACATTACTTACTCCTACACCAGCAAAATGAAAAGAGATTATAGACACGAATATGATAAGTTCCAATCCTCATCTTCGTCAAAAAAAGATCGTGCCTCTCGTAATAAATTAAGACGATTATTCTTACGACTTAAAAAAGTAAATAAAAAAGATGGTAAAGATATTGACCATAGAGATGGTAATCCTAGAAATAATAAAAAAAGAAATATTAGAGTTACAACAGCTAGTATAAACAGAGCCAAGAAATGACAATATTTACAAAGTATTCAATTAGAGAAATAGACACACTACGTACTGTTGTTAAATCACAACATATGAAACATTACCCAAAAGAGTTGGTAACAAACCACGAAGCTGATAGAATTATAGAATCTCTATCTGAACAAGCTAGAGAAAAGTTATATGAACTAGCGGTTAATTATGGCATCACTAACTTATAAACCTGATGGACAGGTTGTTAAAGAATTTCTAAAAAATGATACTTTCTTTAGAGGAATACGTGGCCCTGTAGGAAGTGGTAAATCTGTAGCTTGTTGTATTGAAATAATTAAACGAGCCATATCACAAAAACCAAATCCAGAAGGAATACGTAAAACCCGTTGGGCAGTTATTCGTAACACAAATCCACAGCTTAAAACAACTACAATCAAGACTTGGTTAGATTGGTTTCCCGAAGATGATTGGGGTGGTTTTACTTGGAGTGTACCTTACACACACAAACTTAAAAAGGGAGATATTGACTGTGAGGTAATCTTTCTGGCTCTTGATAGACCAGAAGATGTAAAGAAACTGTTATCTCTTGAATTAACGGGAGTATGGATAAATGAAGCACGAGAGATTCCTAAAAGTATTGTTGATGCTTGTTCTATGCGTGTTGGTCGTTTTCCATCTATGCGTGATGGTGGCCCAACTTGGTATGGAGTCGTTTGCGATACCAATCCACCTGATACCGATCATTGGTGGGCAATAATGGCAGGTGAAACTATTATACCTGACTACATAAGTAAACAAGAAGCAAAGATGTTAATTAAACCAGATAACTGGAAATTTTTTAATCAACCACCTGCTATGGAAGAAATTAAAGATAAGAATAATCAGGTGGTTGAATATAAAAAGTATAATCAATCAGAGAATCAAAACAACTTAACTCCAAATTATTACAGTAATATTATTAGAGGTAAAACAAAATCGTGGATAGATGTATATGTATTAAATAAACTAGGACAGGTAGAGGATGGTAAACCTGTATATGAAGCATTTAGACAAGATGTACACGTAGCTAAAGGTGAATTAGCTATTGCTGAATCATTACCTATTTATGTAGGAATAGATTTTGGATTAACTCCTGCCTGTGTATTTGCACAAAAAATAAGAACAAGGTGGATAGTATTAGAAGAACTTGTAGCTGAAGATATGGGTATAGTTAAGTTTTCTGATTTAATGAAACAATCTATGGCAAGATATCATCCTAGACCTTTTTATATATTTGGTGATCCTGCCGGTGATCATAGAGTACAAACAGATGAAAGTACACCATTTCAAATACTGCGAGGTAAAGGTATTACTGCACGACCTGCACCTAGTAATGATGTTACACTTCGTTTAGAAAGTGTGAACGCCACATTAACAAGAATGGTTGATGGTGAATCCGGTATTCTTATAGATAAAAGTTGTAATAATTTAATTAGAGGATTTGCAGGTGGTTATCATTATAGACGACTACAAGTATCGGGAGAACGCTATGATGAACGCCCAAATAAGAATAGATTTTCACACATACACGACGCACTTCAATATTTATTATTAGGTGCAGGAGAAGGTAGGTCGTTGACGATTGGTAAGAAATATAGTACACCTATAATAGCGAAACGTAATTTTGATGTTTTTAGTGGTAAACCTAAAGACATTTATGAAAGAAGGAGGTAACTATGTGCGGAGGCGGAGGAGGATACAGACCACCACCACCACCACCACCTAGCCCTTATGAAAAAACTCTACGTCAGCAACGAGCAGAAGCTAGACGAACAGAGTTAGCCGAAAAAGCAAAACTCAAAGATGAACAATATCAAGAGAGTGCTGCAGGTTTAGCAGGTAAAAGAGGTAGACGATCTCTATTATCTGGTAGAAAAGGCGGTCAGGGATTTATGGTGTCAGGTGATTTGCAAACTAGACCAACTCTAGGGGTATAATGGTTGTAGATGTTAAACCACAAGCTGTAGTTGATTTAACTCAATCTAAAGTTAATCAACTATTAGCCCGTTATCGTAAAGCTAAAGGTATTAAAGACCAATGGATTCCTATATTTGAGGATTGCTATGAATATGCTTTACCACAAAGAGAATCATTTTATTCTGAAAGTATAGCTAAACGCAGAAGTGAAAGAATTTTTGATGAAACGGCTGTTGTTGGTGTACAAGAATTTGCTTCTCGTTTACAATCCGGCATTGTACCAAACTATGCAAGATGGGCTGATTTTGTATCGGGTTCTGAAATTCCTAAAGGTGAACAAAAAGAAATTAATGAAACACTAGATAGTGTAACTGAATATGTATTTGAAATATTACAAAACTCTAATTTTTCACAAGAAGTACACGAAACATTTTTAGATTGTGCAGTAGGCACAGGAGTTTTATTAGTTGAGGAAGGTGATGCTGTACAGCCGGTTAAATTTAGATCCATTCCTTTACCACACGTTTTATTAGATGCAGGGCACGACGATAAGATAGATCACATATTTAGAGAACGTTCTGTTAAACATAAACAATTATTTGTAGCATTTCCTAATGCAATAATACCTGAAAGAATGAAAGAAGATATGATGAAGAATCCAGATAAGGATTGTAAAATCATTGAAGCTGTTTATAGAAATTATGATAATACAAAAGAAGAAGAATATACATACTGTGTAATTGCAGAAATGTATCAAGCAGAATTATTAACAAAAACATTTAAAGGCATAGGTTCTAATCCTTTTATTGTATATAGATGGAGTAAATGTGCAGGAGAAGTATATGGTAGAGGCCCACTTCAATTAGCTTTACCTGCAATAAAAACTGCAAATTTAGTTATAGAATTAATATTAGAAAATGCCCAAATGGCAATATCGGGTATGTATCAAGTAGAAGATGATGGTGTAATTAATGTTGATAATATTCAATTAATACCGGGAACAATCATACCAAAAGCTGTAGGCAGTACGGGTTTAACACCTGTTCAACCTGCAGGAAACTTTCAAGTATCTGATTTAGTGTTACGAGATATGAGAACAAATATTAAAAAAGCATTGTATAATGATATGTTAGGTACACCAAATGAAAAAACACCTATGTCAGCTACAGAAGTAGCAGAACGTATGGCAGACTTATCTCGTCAAATAGGTGCGGCGTTTGGTAGATTACAAGCAGAATTAGTTAATCCTGTATTACAGCGTGTTGTATATATTCTTAAAAAACAAGGCAGAATTAAAATACCTGTTATTAATGGTAGAGAAATAAAAATTAGATCATCTTCGCCATTAGCACAAGCACAGCAACAACAAGATGTAGCTACTGTAGATAGATTTGTAAGTTTATTACAAGCACGACTAGGCCCTCAATTAGCCAATGTTCTCGTTAAACAAAATGATTTAGCTAAATTTATAGCTAGAAAATTAGGTGTGCCTGAAGAACTAATTAGGTCTGATGATGAAATGCAAGAAGCGGCAACGCAAATACAACAAATGATGCAGGCAGGACAGCAAGCCGGAATGTCTGGAAAAGATATGTTAGACGCCGCAAGTAGAACAGGTTGATTTCTTTTTTATAAGTGATATAAATATAGTATGAAAACAAAGCCCAATCGTATAATTGGTTTGGACAACTTTGAGAGAAATCCACAAGAAGAAGAACGAATCAATACATTATTTGAAAGTGTTTTTAAAAGAGAAGATGCACAAGCTATTCTTTCTTATCTACGTCAAATAACTATTGAATCTGTAGCAGGGTCAGAAATATCTGATTCTTCACTACGTCATCTTGAAGGACAACGATATATTGTTGGACTTATCCAAAGACGATTTAACAAAGGGCAAAGTCAACGCATAGTAAAGGAGAAACAAGATGTCAGATAATGCTGAAGAAACACAAGAACCTGTACCTGAAAACATTACACAAGACCCTCAACCAGAACCACAACCTATTGAAGGAGATGTTCCACGTGAAACAATTTCAAGTGAAAGACCAGAGAATGTGCCTGAAAAATTTTGGAATGGAGATACAGGAGAAATACGAACAGATGAATTGTTAAAATCAAATGAACATTTAGAGAAGTTTGTTGGAGGAAAAAAAGAGGAACTACGTAATGAAATTATAGATGAATTATCGGAAGAAGCAATATCTGAAGCACCCGAAGAATATGCTATGCCTGCATTACCAGAAGGTGTTACTGAAGAAGATGTTGCAGAGAATCCTATGTATTCTTGGTGGGTAGATCATTGTGCTGAAAATGCTTATTCACAAGAAATGTTTGAAGATGGTGTAAATAAATATGTTAATTCATATCAAGATGCACAAACTAATTTAGATGGTGAAATAGAAAAATTAGGTGAAAATGCAAATGCTCGTTTAGATGCAGTAGATAGTTTTACATCTTCATATTTTGCACCAAATCAATATGAATACATATCAGCAACTTTAGGTCAAAGTGCAGAAGGTATTGAAGTGCTTGAAAGAATTATGGATATGAATAAGCAATCCATTTCTACAATACAAACCGAACCTATGAATAAAATGTCGCTTGAAGATGTAAGGTCTATGATGAAAGATCCACGATATTTTGATCCTAAAGAAAGAGATGAATCATTTGTAAAACGTGTAGATGATGCTTTTGCCCGATTGTACAGATAATGTATATGGACATATCTATACCTGAAGATGCCTTTAGGTTAGCACCAAATCTACGTCAGTTAGATAAATATGAGTTAGCATTAATGGGTCGTGATCCCTTATGGTCATTGTTATATCCATTTAGAGCCAATAGACCTAACACTCATACCTTTACTGTATTTAATGCTCAAGATGTTCCTATTGCTATGTGGGGTGTATGTCCAATGTATAAATCACCTACTAAAGGTGCGGCGTGGTGGTTATCTACTGATGAACCATTTAAGTCTTGGCGGTATTTACGTAATCAAAAAAGAGCATTTGAATGGGTTGCAAGTCATTATAAATTTGTTTTTAACTTTGCTACAGCAGAACAAAAACAATCACTTCGGTGGGTGCAATATATGGGATTTACAATTTCTGATAAGGAGGTACTTGTCAAGAACGTAAAAATGAAGTATTTTTATATAGAACCGAAAGGTTTTAATGGTGAACCCATAGATGATGTGTGTGGCCCACGTTGGAGAACCCTTAATCAGAATTCTACGGACAATTCATAAACTGTAATATTAACTAAATAGGAGATAGGAATGGCAACTTCCATTACTACTGCCTTTATTAAGCAGTTTGAATCTGAAGTACATATGGCATACCAACGTATGGGTTCTAAACTGAGAAATACAGTAAGACAGCTTAATAATGTAAAAGGCAATCAAGCGAGATTCCAGAAGGTGGGCAAAGGGTCTGCGACTGAAAAGTCAAGACACGCTAATGTTCCAACTATGGAAGTAACGCACAATACAGTTGATGTAACTCTATCTGATTTCTATGCGGCAGATTATGTTGATAGATTAGATGAGTTGAAAACTAACATTGATGAAAGACAAGTGCTTTCTCAATCAGCGGCGGCGGCATTAGGTAGAAAAACAGATCAATTAATTGTTGATGTACTTGATGCAGGGTCTAATAGTAACAATATAGTACACGGGTCTGCGGCACTAACACTTGCCAAAGCCCTGACAGTTTACGAAGCATTTGGTGAAGCAGATGTACCTGATGATGGACAAAGATACTTTGTCGTATCACCTGCAGGTTGGGCTGATTTATTACAAATAGATCAGTTTTCAAGAGCAGAGTACATTGGTGAAAAAGAACTTCCATATGCAGGTGGTATGACGGCTAAGAGATGGTTAGGATTTTTATGGTTCACTTTCTCTGGATTGTCACTTTCTAGTACAACTAGAGATTGCCACGCTTGGCACAGATCATCCGTTGGTCTTGCTATGGGTTCTGATGTAAGAACTGAAGTAAACTATATTCCTGAAAAAGTCAGTAATCTAATCACTTCATATATGTCTATGGGTGCTGTGATGATTGACAATGATGGTGCTATAGAATGTCAAATTACAGAATAGGAGAAACATTATGGCTTTTACTCAAGCAAATTTAAAAAAAATTGCGGGTGGTGGAGATCAAAATGTTTGGCTCTACAACTCTGCAGATGCTATAGGTACTATTGTAGCATCTGGTTATTTTAATAATGCTACCAATCAACTTAAACAGAATGATGTAATCGTTGCTGTTGGGTCAACTGGTGGAACTAGAACAGTAGATGTTGTTGTTGTATCAAGTGCAACGGCGGCGGCTACAGTAACTAGTATTAATGGTACATAGGGTATTGGGGGAGGCAACTCCCCCGATATTTAAATTATGGTAAGTAAAATAGATATATGTAATCAAGGACTAGTTTTAATTGGAGCAAACACTATTGCTTCATTTACTGACAATACAGTTGAAAGTAAAGTTTCTAATCAACTGTATGAAACAACATTAAGAGCAATGCTTACTAAAGCAAGATGGAGATTTGCAACAAAACAAGCACAACTTACAAAACTTGCAACAGATCCTTTAGATAAATGGGATTCAGCATATCAAATACCTAATGATGTTATTTTGATACACACAGTAACAGTATCTGATAATGTAATATTATACGATAGATATGGTGAAGAATTATTTACAAACACAGGTACTAATGACACAGTAGTATGTCATTATACATATCAACCACACGAAAAAGAATTTCCTGATTATTTTACACAAGCGTTAGTATTTGAACTCGCTAGTTTATTTGCAGGTGCAATAGCTAGAAATGATCAACTTTCTGTATTATATCAACAAAGAGCACAACGACAATTAGTTGTTGCTAGAAGTATGGAATCACAAACACAAACAACTAGAAAACTTAATACCACATTATTAATTGAAGTAAGAAATAGAGGAACGGCAAATGGTATAAGAGCAGTTGTACCAAGCAGTTCGTAATGTAATGGCAATACAGAGAACTCATCAAAATAGTTTTTCTCGAGGAGAAATAGATGAAACAGTTATTGGTAGAACCGACCTTGATGCTTTTGAACAAGCATTAAAAAAAGCACGCAATGTATTTACTTTAAATCAAGGCCCTGTTGAAAGACGACAAGGTACTTTATTTAGATATGATTTAGGTGAATCTACAAGAATAGAGCCATTTATATTTAATGAAGATCAAGAATATATAGTTGCATTTCAAAACACAAAGTTATTAGTCTTATCAACTAATGGCACATTATTACAAACATTTACAAGTTGTCCTTGGACAACAAATACTTTGTTTAAATTATCATATACACAACAAGCTGATTCAATGATAATTGCTCATTCTTCGCACTTGCCTAAAGTATTAAAGAGAACAGGAGCAACAACATTTACACTTACAGATTTTGCATTTAGAGAAAGCACAAATCAAGATGCAGTATATCAACCTTATTTTAAATTTGCAGATGATGATGTTACTTTAGATATAAATACTACAACTGCAGGAACAGGTGTAGCATTAGTTACAAGTGCAGATTATTTTGATGCTAGTATGGTAGGAACACGTATTAGGTATCACGGATCTGAAATACTTATTACAGGATATACTAATGCTACTACAGCAACAGGAACATTAAAAAAAAATATAAGAATAGAATTAGATGATGACCCTTTAAAAAGTGAAGAAGGAGAAGGTACAGTAACAGTATTACATCCTGCACACGGCTTTGCTAATGGTGCTAGTATAACTGTAGAAGGTGCAGAAGCTATACTTAATGAAGATGGTGATGGATTAGCGGCAAGTAATTTAAACGGCACATTTACTATTACTGTATTAGATGATGATAAATACACTTATACAGCTAGTAGTTCTGATACAGGTGGAGATTCAGCAGATGGTGGGGGTACTAATGTAAGAATTATAGGACATCCACCAACAAAACAATGGGATGAGCAAGTTTATAGTGCATACAATGGTTATCCTACAACGTGTAAGTTTCATCAACAAAGATTATTTTTTGGAGGTGGTGCCATTACTGATTTTATAGCGGGAAGTAGAACCAGTGAGTTTTTTAATTTTGATGTTGGTGATGCAGAAGATACTGATTCTATTCAAATATCTATTTCATCTGATCAAATAAATGAAATTCGTCATATAGTATCTGGTAGAAATTTAGAAATATTTACAAGTACAGGTGAGTTTTATCTTAAAGCACAAGTAGGTAAACCACTTACACCAACAGATTTAAAAATAGAAAGACAAAGTAATTTAGGTTCAACACAAGAATGTATGCCAAAATTATTTGATGGTGCGGCAATTTTTGTGCAACCTAATGGTAAAACAGTACGAGAGTTTTTTTATAACACAGCAACAGAAGATTATGTATCAACTGTGCTTACTTATCTTTCACCACAAGCAGTAGATAGTCCAAAAGATTCTGCCATACTTAAATCAACAGGTGTGCGTACTGAACAGTTTTTGTTATTTGTTAATAATGATGGTTCTATAGGAGCATTTACAGGACATAGAAATGAAAAATTAGCAGGATGGTGTATATGGCAAACAGATGGTAAATTTATATCAGCAACCGGTATAACTTCTTTTTTATATGTTGTTACAGAACGAACTGTAAATGGAGCAACAAAATATTATTTAGAACAATTATCTAATTCAATGTTTGCATTACCTACAGATTGTTCAGTAACAAAAACATTATCGGGATCGTATCAACCACACGGAGCACCAAAAGTAAATGGTGCAGTAACAAGTGCAAGACAATTAATAGTTGATGGTTTTACAAACGCACCAACAACAGGTGAAAAATTTACAGTAAATTCTACAGCGTGTATTATACAAAGTGTTAATAGTACAGGTACATCAGGAGAATATATTATTGTTGTAGATGTAAATGTATCTGCCTCTGATAATGCTGTTGTTGAATTTACAACAAGCAGAGTATTTACAGGTCTTAATACTAATCCCGATTTACGAGGTAAAATTGTGCACGCTACATCTGGATCGTCTGAAACGGATGATATACGATATTATGGTTCTGCAACAGTAACTTCTGGAGGTGTAGCTAATTTTCAACAACCGGCATCAGCGTGTGATATAGGTTTAAATTATACAGTAGAAATAGAAACATTACCGATTGACTCACGACAAGCAGTACGAGGATTAGGATCTACTTATGGTTATCCACGTAAAATAGGAAAAACTGTATTAGAATTATCTAAAACATATAATATACAAGTTAATGGTAATGATGTATTACTTAATGACAATGGATTACAAATGGTAGGATATACAGGTAAAAAGGATGTGCATACACTAGGATATACACAAACTCCGTTTATAACTATAACACAAACTGTGCCTGTACCTATGAGAATTATATCAATTACTTCCGAGGTTTATTACTAATGTGTGATATTGGTACAGCATTTACGGCTATAAGTACAGGTGTAAGTATGATGGGGTTTTTCCAACAACAGAAATACGATAACCGAGAAGAAATGTATAGACAGCAAGCGTTAGAAATGCAACGCCGACAACAAGAAGAAAATGCAAAACAAGCTATGTTGGCGGCACAACAAAGAATTAACGATAGAAAAAGACAAGCATTACAACAAGCAAAAACAAACAAAGCAAGTTTTGCGGCAAGTGGTGTAAATTTAGATTCACCAAGTTTTGGTGCATTTTTTAAAAGTAGTAAAAAAATAGTTAAACAAGATATAAGTCGTATTCAAATTAATGGATTAACAGATGTAGTTAATTATCAATCAGAAGCACGACAAACAGGATTAGCCAAAGAGGCAAGTTTATCCGGAGCTAAATCAAGAGCAACAGCGGCTAAATATGGTGCAATAGGAGAAGCAATAGGAACAGCCGGTACATTAGCACAAGCCGGTTATGATTGGTATAAAGACAGGCAACCAGATTAATGGCAGTACGTAGAGAACAGTTTACAACAAATTTAAAAGGTAGCATTGGTGTTGTTAATCCTACAGGATATCAAGAAGCGGCAGATCAAACTCGTAGAACAGCCGAAGCGTGGGGTGTAGCTACAGAAAAAATAGTGAAAGGTATTGATAAATTGTCTGATACTATTGTTGGGTATCAAGCAGAGCAAGCACTTAATAATTTTAAAATAGATACTAAATACACAACACGAACAGATGAAAATGGGTTTAAATATACTACTGTAGAATTAGATATACCAAAAATACGTTCTTTCCCTTTTAATCCAGAAATAAATAAACAGTTTGAACAAGAACAATTTTTTATACTTAAACAACAAGTAGAAGATTTATATGAGTTTAATTCTAAAAGTATTAGTGAAGAAATTATAAATAATGGTGGAACGTATGAAGATTTCCAATTAGCTATAGAACCAATAGAAAGACAAATTAAAGAAGAATTAAAAGATGCACCAAGTACCTATGGCAAAATAATACAAACTCTATCACCTATTAAAACAAAAGCACAATTAGCTATACAAGGTGCTAATAATGAAGAAGTATTAGAAAGTTTAAAAAGTCGTGCTGAATTAGAAATTAATAGAATAAATACAGGTGCAGAAGGTGCGTTTCTTGCAGGACAATCTTTGCAACCATTTATAGATGAATCAAAGACAATACCTCAAAGATACAATATAGCCGCAGTTAGAGAAAAACAAGCAGTATTAACAACTAAAATAGAAGGACTACAAGCAATACAAAAAGCATTTCCTAAAGCATTAGCACCGGCAGATATTGACGATACAACAGAATTAGGATTACAAAGAGTACAAAGTAATAATGCAGCTTTAGGAATATTAGCAACCGGCTCTGTTAATCAAGTAGTATTACAACTACCGGATAATAGCAAACGTAAAGTAACTAAACAAGAATGGCTAAATGTAACTAAAAATATGGATAGTAATACACTTGGTACTGTATTAGATATTTTTAATACTAATAATAACATTTTTAAAGGTATGTTTGATGACGCAATAGTTGGTACGTCTTCTGAAGAATTAGCACAAATTATAAATTCTGGTCAAGAAGTGCCATTTGGATCAAAAAAATATTTTAATAAATTATGGTATGACGCTAGTCAAGAAAAAAGAAATGAGTGGGTAACTTTATCTACAGGTCAAACAGGTGTTACATTTACTTTAGATCCAAAAGATACACAAAATTTTATTCCAAGTATGAAATCGTTAAGACGAACATACATTACTGAAGATATAGAAGATAGATTATTTACAGCTATGCAAACACTAGCTTTAAACCCACAACTAGCTAATCAAGTAATACCTGAATTAGCATATACAACTCTACCTGATGGTAATAGAGTGCCAGATGAAAAAAATCTATTTGCATTATATGGTCGAACAGATGGAGATGGTGCAAAAGCATCACTATTATTAAACACAATGATTCAAAATTATTTTACTAATCCCGGTGGAATATCTCAAGATTTTCCACAACAAGCTAGAGAAATTTTAAATATGGAACCAAGTCTTAAACTTGTAAATTTAAAAAATACACCCGGTGTAGATTATACTGGAGATTTTGTAAAAGCAGGTAAAAAGTTTTTAAAAAAAATGTATGGTGATAAAGCACCAATGTGGATGGTAGATAATCTAGCAACTGGATTTGCATACACAACTGATATAAGTAATTGGAAAATTGGAAAGTTTAAAACATATTTAGAAGATCGTAAACCAATACTAGAAGGATTTTATGGTGCATCAAAAATCCAATTAAACTTTGGTGATAACACAGATGAAGATATGCTTGTTTCATACCCTATTAGTGCACGTGTATATGGTGATGAATTATATGATGCTATGGTTGAAACGCTTGATAAATATATTGCCGAAAATAGTGGAAACCAATTTACAGGTACAGATAACACACAGCGTGAACGAATGAAATTAGGTGAAAATATTTTTCTTGTAGGATTAAATAATAGAGCATATACAAACAATCAAAATGAAGTAGCAATGCAAGTAGTAAAATATGATGGAGGACGAATAGAAGCAATAGAAGATAAAAATGGCAATCATATGACTATATATCCTTTTGAAATTACTACACAAACTATTGAAGATGATTTAATGAAAACAAGTGCATTTAAAAGATTGCGTCAAGAAGGCATAGATGCAGATCAAGCTAGGCAAATAATAGCTAAAAAATTAGGCAATAGATAATGAAATATGAAGATTTAAAAGTTATTAAACTAGAACCACAAGAACAAAAAACTATAGCTAATAATACTTTTCAGTTTGAGCCAACATATCAAGCTACAAACAGACCAATACAATTTAGAAACACGTATATGCAGGATGTCCAAGACCACATACAATTATCGTGGTTAGGACAAATAGCTGACTATTATGATATGGATAAAACCTATTTATCAGAACCAAAAGAAACAATAGATGTACTAGAAGAATTACCATTACGATATAAACCTTTTGCTAAATCATTTAGGGGTGTGCGTAATCGCAAACATATGGAAGCTATAATGAATCGTATAGATAGAAACCTAGATTCTAAAGGCAGACTAGATTATAGCGATAGATTAACTCCCGGATTTGTGGCGGCACTTGCTGACCCTGTAACTTATGTTCCTATTCCTTTTGCTAAAGGTATAGGATTTTTTAAAGGTGCGGCTAAAGCAGGTACAATAGGTGCAGGTTTAATTGGTGCAACAGAAGTGCCTAGAATAGCTTTAGATCCTACAGCTACCTATGGTGAAAGTGTAGCTAATATGTCATTTGCATTTGCAGTTAGTGGGTTGTTTGGGGGTATTTATGGGCGACTAACAGAAACAATAGGTGAGCAGGCAACAAGAAGAATGTTTCCTACAGGTAGAGCAGATGATGTTGTAGATAATTACAATCAAACTATGGATGAAATAGAAGGTGGTATAAATCCAGACAATACAGAAATAATATTTAATTTTAAATCAGATGCACCCGGTGTTGTAATTACAAATAAAAATGAACGCACACCTAATGTTAATGAAACACGAGTATCAGTAAGACATATTGGTACTATGCCTAGGGAAACAGTTGATCGTGCATTAAGTGATAAAGGTATTGAACAGGCAGTAGGTGTTGCAGAATTTAATCCTAATGTTGGTAATCGTAATAGAATTGCTAAATTTGATACTAAAAAAAATCAAGTAGATGTTGATTTTGTAAAAGCTAAAGGTCAATGGATGACCAATAAACATTTAGTATATCTAAATAATTTAGGCATAAGAGTAGGGCCAAATTATTTTAAAACACCAGAAGATTGGATTAGATTTAATATTAAAAAATCTATATATGAAGAACTACCGGCATATGAAAAATTAGATACAGAAAGTTTTAGACAATATGAACGCCGTATTAATAGTGCTGTTATAAGAGATACAAAATTAGAATCTGCCGTTATAGCAAAATCTGACACAAACAGTTTATTAAAGTTATTACCTAACTGGACAAATGCGTCTATGGTGCAAAACACATTGGATAAAAAAGTATCTAATGAAAAACTAAAAAAAATGATTGTAATGAAACACATTGAATTAAGTGGTGATTACGCAACAGTAAATACAATTAATGATTTAGAAAAAGCATTACCTGAATCTGTAGTTACAGCAGTAGGTACAAGACACAACTCACAAATAGCATTAGCATTAAGAACTATAGAAAAAAAATTTTTAGAGTTATATGGTGCTGACCCAAACATAGGTGTATTTCGAGAAGGGTTGGTTAGAACAGCTATTGCTACTAAATCACTTGTTAATAAAGCACAAAATTTATTTAACAGACAAGCACGTGGTGCTGATGGTCAAATAGATTTTAAAGAATATAGTATTTTATTAGGTAGATATATTATAGATCCAGAATCTTTAACAAATACATTGCCAGAAAATGTTATTGCTAATATAGCAGAATCTGCACAAATTTGGAAAAAGGTTACAAAATATTATGACGATCAATTAGCACAACAAGGTATGTATGCTAACCAACAAAGTTATTTACAGCTTATTCGTAAAAAAGAATATGCACTTAACAGAATAGAAGGATTACTTACAGATGAAACACGTGAACTAGTAGGTGCACAAAATTATAGACGACTTGAACAAATGAAAGCAGAATTAGTAGAAGATACTAATCGCATACGTAGAATACAAGAAGTATTTCCTGCAGATAGACCTTATTGGGGAGATGATGATTATTTTCATAGAATGTGGAAAAGAGAAGCTATTTTAGAAAATGTTGAACAATTTAAAGGAATATTACGAAGATACGTACAAGGACAATTACATAACAATTTAAGTAGACGTAATTATATTATACAAAGAAATAGAATGGCAAGGACAGATGAAGAAAGAATAAATCCAAATGGAACAACAGAAGAAATATTAGATGCAGAAGTAGAATTTTATTACAATGATATTGTAGATAATCAAGCTAGATGGCAAGATGGAGAAGGTATAGCCGGATATGGTGTAAGTAATAATAGATACAAGATTGGTGCAACACCACTATTAGATAGAAAATTAAAAATACCTAATAAAGATGTTATAGATTTTATAGAAACAGATGCGTCATTTATTTTACGATCTTATCAACAACGTGTAGCACCGGCAGTAGAATTAGCTAATAAATTTGGTGATGTACATTTACAAGAATATCTTATTAATACAGAAATAGATTTAATATTAGATGGCACAACTAGTAGAAATAGAAATGCTATATTAAATTCATTTATAGATGAAAAAGATAAAATATTAGGCACATTATATAGTGCTGATCCTACAAGTATAAATGTTCGTGTAGCCCAAGCAATGCGTAATTGGGCTTCTTTAGCATATATGGGTCGTGTTATATTTAGTGCATTGCCTGAATTAGCCAGACCAATAATGACTAATGGTGTAGGTTCTGTAATGAAAGGAAATATTGAACCTTTTGCTATGGGTATGAATTCTTGGCGTAAATCTAATCTATCAGATATTCGTTTTTTATCTCCTGTTATTGAAATGACCCTAAATAGTTTTAACAGAAGATTTATGTATGATGGTGGTATTAGTCATAGTCGTAGAAATACTATGGGTTGGTTTGACAAATATTTAGGGCAATATTTAGAACGCCCACAAAATATGTTTTATATATTAAATGGTTTAACTCCTTGGACTCATATGATTAAAGAAATGCACGGCCTAGTTGCTATGCACAGACTAATAGAAGATTCTTTAAAATGGGCAGATGGATCGTTAGATAAGTTTGGTAGACGCAGATTAGCTAGTTTTGGTATAGACGAAAAAACTGCATTAACTATAGCCAAAATGCCAATACAAAAAAATGGTGATCAAATATTAGCTAATGCACAAGAATGGAGTAGATTTAAAGGAGGCACTATTGCTCAAAGAAAATTAGCTACTGCAATTTATTCTGATGTACAACGTACTATTGTAACACCGGGTGTAGCAGATAGACCAAATATGATGCAGGGTGTAATAAGAATAAATAATGAAGGTATAAGTGAATTAATGAATAATCCTTTGATGCGTGGATTAGGATTTGAAAAAACAGATTATGGTGGAAAATTTAATAATGCGTATATGGCATTGTTATTTCAGTTTTATTCTTATGGTGTATCGTCAGTTAAAAGAATTGGTACAAATGTTTTACAAAACAGAGATGGAGCAAGTGCGGCTATATCGGGTGCTGTAGGTATGGTTACACTTGGATGGGTAGCCGATCAATTAAAAAGTGGAGATTATTATGACTCTAAAGATTTTGGAGAAAAAATAGTAAGAGCAGTTGAATTATCTGGTTTACCAACTTTAGCCGGTGATATGAACTATGCAATAGAAACTATAAGTGGTGGATTTTTTGGTACACCTATGGGTGTGCGACCAATGTTAGGTTTAGATGGTAGGTTTGGAACGCCAGATGAAACAGATGCGTGGGGTGAAATAACAGGTGCATCTCCGGGAATGTTGTTTGATTTACATAAAGCATTTACTAGTGATGACTTGTCAGAAAGACAAAGACACGCTATATTCAGAAGAAGTATTCCGGGAAATAGTTTATGGTTTTGGGATGACGAATTTAAAAGTGTTTATAATTATTTGGCAGGTATAGAATGACAATAGCATCAGCACAGAATACAGGTAGACAAGTTTTTACAGCTTCAGGTGGTCAAACAGCATTTAGTATTACATTTGAATTTTTTGCTATTGATGATCTAAAAGTTTATAAGAATGGTACATTAGCTACATACAATGCTAATCCTACTACAACTACTACTTATAAGGTAACAGCTAGTAATTCTTCTAGCGATAGTGCATATGAATTTGGCACAGGTGCAACTATTACATTTGGCTCTGGACTTACAGCAGATGATAAGGTTGTAGTTGTTAGACGTATTACTATAGAAAGAACAACAGATTTTCCTGTCAATGGTACATTTGATATTACTGCATTAAATACAGAATTAGATAAAGCTGTTGCTATATTTAGTGATAATAAAGATCAAATTACAAGAAGTATAAGTTTATTAGATGGTGATGATACATCACCTACATTAGCAATACCGACAACAAGGGCTAGTAAAATATTGTCATTTGATGGTTCTGGTAATGTTTCTGTAAGTTCTCAACCTATTGCAGGTGGTGTAACAGTAAGCACATTATCTCCCGGAGCATCAGCTACAGCATCTTATAATACATCTACAGGAGTATTAGCTTTAGGTTTGCCACAAGGTGCAACAGGAGCAACTGGTGCCGCAGGATCTGATGGATCTGATGGTGCAGATGGCTCAGGAACTATGAGTAGTTTTACAGCGGCAGGTGATTCTGGTAGTAATCAAAATATTAGTGAGGGTAATACTTTAACCATAGCAGGTGGGGAAGGGATTGATACAACAGGTTCAGCTACAGATACAATTACCATAGCAGGAGAAGATGCGACAACTTCAAATAAAGGTGTAGCTAGTTTTCATTCAGATAATTTTTCCGTGTCAAGTGGTGCGGTAACTATTAAAGATCAAGGTGTTGTTTATGCAGAAATACAAAATGTATCTGCAACAGATAAAATATTAGGTCGTTCGAGTGGAGGTGCAGGAGTTGTTGAGGAAATAACTTGTACTTCAGCAGGTCGTGCTTTATTAGATGATGCTAATGCTTCTGCACAATTAACAACATTAGGTGCGGCAGGTACAGCATTACAAAATACTTTTACTAAAGCACAATTACCTTCAACATATACAGCGGCTTTATCGGCAACATCTGGTGTTTTAGATTATGATACCTATCAAAATTTTATTATTACTTTAGCTAGTGGTTCTAATACATTAGCCGCACCTACTACTGAAGCATCTCAAGTAGGGCAAACAGGAGTAATTATATTTATTCAGCCGGGAAGTAGTAGTGCAGGAACAGTAAGTTTGCACGGAGATTATGAAACTCCTGCATCAGCAGGTTTAACTTTAAGTTCAACTAATAGTGCATATGATGTCGTACCTTATATTGTCAAAGCTGATAATTCTATATTGTTAGGTAGTCCTCAACTCGCATTTGGATAAAGTATGTTTAGTAGCGAATTATGGCAAAAATCTGGAGTTAGTACCTACTCTATAGACCAATCAATTAGGTTTAATAATTGGGAAACAGCTTATATGAAAAGAACCCCTAGTTCTAGTGGAAATCAAAGAACTTGGACTTTAAGTATGTGGGTAAAAAGAGGTGAATTAGGTAATTATGGTTTGTTTGGAACAAGAACTGGAAACACTACAAATTTTTTTGCAGTTGAATTTAATAGTGATGACCTTTTTGTTCAAGGATATGCTAGTGGTTCGCAAACACTAAGATTTGAAACTACTGCTCACTTTAGAGATGTTTCAGCTTGGTATCATATTGTACTTGTAGCTGATACGACTAATGCAGTTTCTAGTGAAAGAATTAGAATTTATGTAAATGGTGAAAGAATAACTTCTTTTGCTTCTGCAACACAACCAACACAAAATTACGATACACATATAAATAGTTCTTCTTATGAAAATGCCATAGGCTGTTATGACACTGGTTCAGATAGAGTTTTTAGTGGCTATATGACAGATATTGTCATGCTTGATGGAACTGTAGCTGACCCATCTAGTTTTGGTGAAACAAACGATTCTGGAATTTGGATTCCCAAAGATGTAAGTGGTTTGACATTTGGCACTAATGGATTTTATATTGATGGTAGAGATTCCTCAGATTTGGGCGACGATGAATCTGGGCAAGGTAATGATTATACGACAACTGGACTTGCCGCACACGACCAAGTTTTTGACACACCCACGAATAATTTTTGTGTATTAAACCCGATAAGCAAACCAGCTTATGGTTCTTATATGGATAGAAATGTAACTGGAGTAAATTTACAAGTAACAGAAAATGGAGATGGTGCTGTTGGGTCTTTTGGTTTTGGAACTTTTGTAATTAGTAGTGGAAAATGGTATTACGAAATATATACAAATACACTTCCAGCAGGAAATGCCTTTTCTTTTGGATGGATTGATGCTGAAAATGCAGAAACAGCTACAGATTCTGGTACAAGTTGGAAACTTTTAGGAATAAATCAACGAAGTGATTATAGTCTATGGCAACATGGAATGAATGTAAGCACTGCAACTGGAGGAACTTCTTTTAGTGGAAACCATACATTAGGAGTATTTACTGATTTTGATAATAATATAATGACTATAACATTAGATGGTTCTTCTTATATTACAAAAGACTTTGATTCAACATCTCCAACTTATTTACTAAGTGGTGTACCACATTACCCACAAATGTATTGGGGTGCAGATGGGTCATCATTATGTACTTTAAATTTTGGACAAGATTCTACTTTTAACGGAGCAATAAGTGCAGGTGGAAATGCAGATGGTAATGGACACGGAAACTTTAAATATACTGTACCAACTGGAGCATTAGCAATTTGTTCAAAGAATTTAGGGAGTTAATATGGCAACACCAACAATACCAAATGGCGAAGAATATTTCTTTCCAATAATTTATTCTGGTAATGGGCAAGGGCAACGAGTTGGTAAGTTCGTACCTTTTACAGACAATGGAACGATTGCTAAAAGTTGTATGTTTAATGATGGGGATAGTGCACAATTAGAAAGAACACCAAGCTCAAATGGAAATAGAAGAACTTTTACTGTAAGTGCTTGGGTTAAACGAGGTGTGTTAGGAACAGAACAACATATAATTTCGTCTTATGATGGTTCTTCATCAGATAATAATTCTATGTTTGAACTTAGATTTCTATCTGCAAACACTTTAAGTATTTCAAGATATACTGATAATGTTTTAATAACTAACAGAACTTTTGAAGATAATTCAAAATTTTATCATTTCCTAATGGCAGTTGATACCACTCAAGGCACAGCTAGTAACAGAGTTAAGTTGTATGTAGATGGTGATGAAATTACTTCGTTTGGAACTGATAACAGAAGTTCAGTTGCCCAAGATTTTGATACAGCATTTAACAATACTGCTGATGCTTGTGTTGTAGGAAACAGAAAAAGTCAAAGTAAATATTTTGATGGATATATGGCTGAAGTTAATCTTGTAGATGGAACAGCACTAACACCATCAACCTTTGGTTTAATTGATGCCTCAACTGGATTATGGATCCCAAAAACATTAACTGGAATTACTTACGGCACTAATGGTTTTAGATTACAGTTTGGTACAGATTCAGCACTCGGAGATGATACTAGTGGAAACACAAATGATTTTACATCTAGTGGTTTAACAGCATCTGACCAACGCAATGATACACCTACATTTAATCTACCCATAATGAGACCATATAATCCTAGTTATTCTCAAGTATTATATGAAGGTAATTTAACCCATTGGACTAATGGAACAAATAAAGGTTATCCGATGGTTCCAACTTTACGACCTAAAGGTTCTGGAAAATATTATGCTGAATGTAGAGTTAGTGGTGATGGAGGTGGTAATACTGTTGATCTTGGAGTATTTCTTCAAGAAGATATGCACAATTATTCAAGTGGTAATTATTATCCCGGAAATAATAATGGTAGTGGTTGGAACTCTGCTGTAGGTTATGGAGATAGAGGGTTTTATCAACAAGTAAATGGTACTAATACATTTGTTAAATTTATTAGTGAAACTATTGCAGGAGGTGATGTTATAGGCATGGCTTTAGATATAGATAATGGTTTACTTTCATATTATAATAACTCTGGAAGTTTAGTTGGAAGTGTGCCTTTTGACAATAACAAAACACCTATGTTTGCGGCCACATCAAATACATCTATTACTTTTATTTGGAATTTTGGAGATAACGGAACTTTTGCTGGTAACGAAACAGCTGGTGGTAATGCAGATGCAGATGGTAATGGAAACTTTTATCATAGTGTTCCAAGTGGTTTTAAAATGCTAAGCCAAGATAGTATGCCTGAAACAGATAAAGGTATAAGTGGATTAACTTGGATTAAAGATAGAGATAATGCTAGTTATTACCACACATTAGTAGATTCAAGTAGAGGTGCAAATAAAGAACTATATAGTAATGATACTTCAGTAGAAGCATCAACTAATGATTCAGTAACAAAGTTTTTAAAAGGTGGTGTTGCAGTAGAAGATGCTGTAAATGTTAATAATAGTGGTGATTCTTTTGTTAGCTGGAACTGGGTAGCAAATGGTGGTACTACTGCAAGTAATACTGATGGTTCACTTTCCTCAACTGTTCAAGCTAATACAACTGCTGGATTTAGTATTGTGCGATATGAGGGTTCGGGTACTGGAAGTTCTGTTGCTGGTACTGTCGGTCATGGATTAGGACAAAAACCCGATTGTATTATTGTTAAATCCGAAACCCATGCCCATGAATGGACTGTTTATCATGTAG